CTCTACTCCCAATGGCAACACTAATAAGTTTTATGATTTATTCCATAATGCCACAGATGGCCCAGACGCAAATGGGTTTGGGAGGTTTGATATGGATTGGAGAGAAGTACCAGACAGGGATGAAGCATTCAAGGAAAAACAAATCAAAGCAACTTCGTTGCAAGAATGGAATCAAGAGTTCGAGGCAAAGTTCTTAGGATCATCTAATACATTAGTATCTGGAGAACATTTAGAGAAGATGTCTAGGATGACCCAAGAACCAATGTATGAATATGAGGATATGGTTCTATGGGAAAAACCTAGAAAGGATAATCTTTATGTGATTTCTTGTGACGTAGCAAAAGGTGTCCAAAAAGATAGTAGTGTTATGCAAATATTAAACGTGACTAACCGTAAGGTGTCAAAACAAGTGGGTGTTTGGAGTTCTAATGAAATAGATCCTTTTGATTTCACTGAGAAGATCAATGAGATAGCTAGGATGTTCAATGATGCGTTTGTTATTATAGAGAACAACACATATGGACATGAAGTATGTAGACGATTGTTTGATGAATTCGAATACGAGAACATTTATAAAGAAAGAAAAAAGAAGTTTTTTGGTGTTACAGCAGATAAAAAGAAGAAAGTTCTAGGTACTAGTTATTTAAAGAAACATTTAGAGCAAAATAAATTAGTCATTAACGATAAAGGTACGTATGACGAGTTGTGTAACTTTATTGAGGTGAATCCAGATGTATATAGGTGTTCGTCTGGTAAAAATAGTCATGATGATAGAGTTATGTCTTTATTATGGGGAGTGTTTTTATTAGAAACAGATTTTTGGAATGAGTGGGCAGAATATCTTCGAGAACAATTGTCAGACAAAATTGAAGGGCGAGAACCCACACTTGAGGAAATTTACGACCCAATAATTTGCGAACAGACAGATGGACCTGTTTTTGACGACGATGGTTTTAGAGAAGACGGATGGGTACTAGGTTGAAAAAGTATAAATAAAAGTAAGTAAAAGTAGTATTATCACGGAGAATAATTATGGCATCTAACTTAGCACCAGGAATTGATATTATAGAAAGATCATTTTCTCAAAGAATCGAAGCAGCAGGAGCAATTGCTTTTGGAACTTTGGGTGTTTTTACTAAAGGACCAGTAAATGAACGTAGAAGAATTTCCTCTCTAGACGAATTGGTAGAGGTATTCGGTGAACCAAGTGATTTTTCAGCAACGTATTTTCTCCCAGTAGCAAAGATCCTTGAGCAATCACCCGTTGAACTTGTTCGTGTAGAAGAGAGTACGGTGCAGTGTGCTTCTATAACCACGGGGTTATCAGGATCTATTGGAACATCAATTGAAACATCTCTTGATGTAAGTTCATACCCTTTGACTTACGATGCGGTATTCATCGAACAAGATGGAGAAACACAAATCGAATTGCCAGCAGGACTCACTAACACTCTTACATTTGCAGCAGTAGGACCAGGTGAGATTTATAATGATATTGAAGTTTCCGTAGTTAATAAAGACGATTATAATGCAATTTCTGATTTTAGATCTTCTCTAGCAGATGCGATCACTCCTTCAGAAGTTCAAGGTATCGCACAAACAGCATACACATTAGCGGTTTCTGGATCAGGCATGTCTCTCTCATTAGCAGAAGACCTAATCGATGTAGATGCTTCTTACCAAGTGGACACACAATTGCTTGACGAATATCTTGCTTTTGAAAATGGTCCTTCTAGTGACGACGAGTTTGGTGTTTATGAGTATGTCTCAGGAACACTTCAAAACGTTTACTTAGTTTCTACAGATCCTAACAAGAAGGACAGATTTGCTAAGAAAATGTTTGCTAACAAAGTCATTGGTGATGTTTCAGAGAACTTGAAATGTTTCGTAGGTACGTCATTGGCAGGCGCCGATGCTATCACAGTCGTTTCTATTCCTAAGACTTCTCTCTCAGGAGCAACTAAGTTGACCTCTACAGCAGCAGATCTTACAGATGAGTTGTACGAACAATTGAATGCTAATTTCTATAACAAAGAAGACGTAGAACTAGCGGCAATCGTTGACTTGGACTTCCCACTATCTATTAAGCAAAGAATCGATGAGATCTGTGCAATTCGTAGAGATTGTGTTGGTATCTTGAATGTAGCAGCAGATAGAATGATCAATGTTACTACAGGACAAAAGACATCTAATCAAACAAGTTTGGTTAAGGATTGGGCAGACAACACGTTGAACATCAACTCTTCTTACTCAGCACTTTATGGTAACTACTTTAAAGTTTACGATGCGTACAATGACGAAGAAAGATGGATTCCTTGTACAGGGCACGTTGCCAACAAGTTTGGTTTCACCTTCAATAACTTCCAAGTATGGAGTGCGGTTGCAGGTCTTGAAAGAGGTATCATCGATGGAGTTCTTAAGGTTGCTTACAACCCTAATATCGACCAACAAAAAGTTATCTATCCTTCAAGAATCAATCCTATCGTTACTTTTAGAGGTGAAGGTACAGTGATTTGGGGACAAAAAACACTTCAATCATTCGCAAGTGCTACAGATAGACTTAATGTACGTGAATTGTTGATCTTCATTGCAAGATCACTTGAGCAATTCTCTAGAACTACTCTCTTTAAGCAAAATGACGAATTTACTAGAGCAGAGTGGAGAGCTATTGTTAGTCCATTCTTGAATGGTATTCAACAAAGAAGAGGTATCGAAGAGTTTAGAGTTGTTTGTGACGAAACTAACAACCCATTGTCAGTTACTTCTAAAAATGAGTTCCAAGCATACGTTCTTGTTAGACCAACTAGTGTAGTTGAATTTGTCAAGATCACCATTGCAGATGTTGGGGGTGAGTTGACCCTAGACGAAGCATTGGCGGGAATTGGGTAATCGTATAAATAAATATTAAAGGAGAAACATTATGGCATTCAATTTATCAACTTTTAGGGCGAACATCACTTCCGTTGGTCGTAGTCAATACTTTATCGTTAGACTACCTCAAGCGTCATCTGATTCAGATGTTATCACAGCATTGGCAAGGCAAACTAGTTTACCTCCAATGACACACAACGTCCAAACAGTTGCTTATAGAGGGTTGGATATGAAATTGGTTGAAAAACCAGACTTTCCACCTTGGCAAGTTACGTTCCTTTGCGACGAAGCACATAGTCTGAGAAGAGTTATGTTGTCGTGGATGGAAAGAGCATACAATATCCAAACGTTGCGTAATCTAGGACATAATGAATACAAGAGGGATGGTGTTTCTGTTTCTCAATTGGCTGCCGACCTTTCTCTTGTATCTACAGCAACTTTCTATGGTATGTTCCCAGCAGGTGTTGGAGAAGTAGCACTTAATCAATCAGGTGGTGAACCAGAAACCTTCACAGTTGATTTCAATTATGACTACTACTTGATGAATGACCTCGCAGGTGACGTTGTTAATACAGATAATGATGTTCTTATTGGTAACGATGGTCTTACAGTTAATAGTTTGACTAATGTTACTCTAAACATGCAAGCAGGAGCATTAGTACCTAACGTAAACTAAGTTTAGTTTTTATCTATAATTCGAAACCGCCATTGGTATAATTACTAGTGGCGGTTTTGTTTTTATAAGATGAAGGTTATAGTATTAGGCGATAAACACAATGGTTATGATGGGAAACTTTCCTGTCTATTCCAAGAGGACGATGAGAAGTGGAGTTTGCATTTCGATATGGACACATGGGTAGATACTGCTACTCATGGTCTATATGGTGGAGACTATCTTGAATTTTATAAACCCATTCATACTAAATTAGAGTTCGATAGAAGTTATGAAATGGGAAAAGAAGAGGCACGATACCTTTATAAAGTATTGGCGTACAATGGCTGGGATCAAAATTAGCATCTAGTATAAATATTACTATGGCATTGAGTTTAACAAATTTTAGAAGAGCTACTAATGGTTTTGCCAAAAGGCATCACTTTTCTGTTGGTTTTGCTGATTGGAAGGGCGTTGGTCTTGAAGGTCCATTGGTATCTAAGGTCGTAGGTGCATTAGCATCTCCTTTCTTATCTACGTTTTGTTCTGCTATGGAAATGCCCACAAGAGCTTACAATACCCATGAGATATCCATACAACATGGAGTCCCTCCTATAAAAATTGCTAATGATGTTAAGTATAATGATTGGACGATCACTTTTTATAGTGATGAAGCGTTAATCATTAGATACTTTTTATTGAATTGGATGAATCTCATAAACAACACATCAGGACACGAATACTCAGTGTCTAGCAAATACAAGTCTAATCTTGCGTTTGGTGCTGTATTGTCTCCTCAAGACATACCAGTGCAAGTATATAGTTTTAGAGGGTTATATCCTACATCAGTTGGAGGAATCCAAATGACACAAACAGATACAGGAATACTCACATTTGATGTGACGTTTACATATGATTTCTTCCAAGTCAACGAACCTTTAGGAATGGGTCTTGCGTTTGGATTAGAAAAACTAACAGATAGACAAGCAGGCGGTTCGTCGGCTAGTAGGAAATTAAATTTACCTTTTGATACCAAAATCAAAACACCATTTTAAAGGAGCAATGAAAGATGAGTGATGTGTTGGCAGTGTTTAATAGTGCTAAGAAGGAAGTTCCTGAGCACAGATATGTTTTGCCAGGAAGTGGCAAAGAAGTTTTGTTTAGACCTTTTACTACTAAAGATCAAAAATCTATTCTTAAAGCAATTGAAAAGAATGATTCGATTCTTATCCAAGAGGCATTCGATCAATTACTTAGGAATTGCGTGTTAACCCCTAACTTCGACGTAGAAGGACTGTATTCAAAGGACAGGGAGTGTTTGTTGATTGAGCTTAGTAAGGAGTCTGTAAGGGACGAATTTACACAAGCATGGGAATGTAAGATGTGTGGCAAAGAACATACAGAAGAATTCAAGATCGAAGACCTTAAGTACGAAGAGGTCATTGAAGATTCTATCAAGAATGTAGAGGTAGAATTCGAAGACGTTGATTTCGTAGTTAAGTTGAATAACCCATCAAGAGGAGACGAGAAGAAGATTCTTGCTCTAGGAAAGAAAAAAGGAGAGAATGGGGAGATTAGTCAAACAGAAGTGCTATTGGCCACTTTTGCGAGTGTTATCAAGGAATACAAGTCACTAGAGAAGAGAAGTGTAAAGGATGACCAAGGCGAGACAGTAGAAGAAGAGTTTGAGCAATTTAAAGCGATTAAATTCGACGATAGGATTAAGATCTTTGATCAATTGACCATAAGGGACAAGAAGAAGATCGAAGAGTTTTTCAACGGAGTCAAGAACTACGGTTATGATCTTAAGTTGGGAGACAAGGAATGCAAGAAGTGTTCCGAGGAAAACGAGGTCGAAGCCGATTGGTTTGGTTTTTTTTTAACGTGATGATGGCAGGGGAGAGCTTTACAGGAGTTTTTAAACAAGTATTCGAATTATCAATGGTATCAAAGATGAACTACACGAAAGGGGACATAGAAGAAATGCCCCCTTTCGAAAGGTTGGCTTATTTTGAGTTAATTAAAGAACATTTTGAGAAGATACAAGCAGAACAAGAAGCAGAAGACTTAAAGAATAAGTGATATGACAGGAACAGATCAACAATCTCAGCAGTACGACATGAAAGTTCAGGAAATGAACAGCATGATCTCTGGTACCTTGAATAAGATTTTGCAAGAGTTACAAAATGCAAAACCTAAGACGAGTAATGATAGTGCTAATGCGAATAAAGAACGAGCAGAAAAAGAGGCGCATAAAAAAACATTCAATGGGATTAAGGACGATGCGAAGGAGATAAAAGTTTTATCTAAAACGTATTTAAAAGGCACATTTGATTTATTAAGTCACAAGACTATTGGACTAGGTGCGATATCTTCTAACGTAGATATCATAAAGAAGGGTTCTATAAAAGCATTTGGTGAAATAAAAGGTGCGTTATCAGAAATAACAAACTATTCAACTAGGATAGAGGCAAAGAGTATAGTCATAGATAACAAGATCAATGATATAGCAGGTGTGATATCTTCTCAAAGTAATTTGATGACAGATGTTTCTAAGAGGATAGATGATAATGCCAATGACGCAGGAGAGGCTATAGATTACATTGCCGACCAACTCAAGAAAGTAGAAGATCAGACATCACCAGAACGTTCCACAGAGGAAATAAAGAAAGCGGTAGACGAAAGGATTGATAAACTATCTAAAGGACTTGAAAGTAAGTCTAGGGAAGCACAAGACGACCAAGAAATACAAGACCAAAGAAGAAGGTTCACGTTCAAGGAGTCAATGGATAATGTCAAAGATGATATTAAAGATAGATTTTTGTCTCTTAAGGATAGTATGTCAGAGAATTTCTCTAAGTTATTCACTAAACCTAAAGATACTGTTAAGAAGGCAGGGGGCATCATAGCAAAACTCTTAAAGATGGCAGGCACTGCTGTGTTAGGGTATATGTTGGTTAAGAAGATTGTAAGTTGGATTCAAGAGAACCCAGAAGAAGTAGAGAAGTTTAAGGAAGTCTTCACAAAGGTCATAATTCCAAAAGTCAAGGAGTTGTGGGGTGAGCATATTACTCCTATTTGGGATTTTATTTGGAAGGGAGATGGTAATACTAAGTCAGGCGAAGGGGGATTGAGTCAATACTTCACTTGGGACTCTATAAAAACCGCTGCTAGTTTTGTTTGGGAAGGCGCTAAGAAAAACGTGGATATTGCGAAATATGGAGTTTTGGGCGCTTTGCTTTTTCTAGGTAAGGGGGGTTTGGCTGCTAAGTTGACGTTATCTTACTTGTTTGGTGACTTCATGGTTGGTAAAGCGGATGATTTGCTAGAAGCGATAGGGTTTGGTCCTGATACTATAAAAAATAAATTATTAGGCAAGGATGGCAAAATGGGTTTATGGGGGACTATTGGTGTTACTACATTGGGGGTAGGTACGTTTATTTTTGGTAAAGCCATGGCAACTAAAATTTCTACTCAGGGTCTAATGAAAGCCATGGAATATTCAGGAAAAGCAGGAAGTTTTCTTTTTGGTAAAGCTGTGGATAGTGCTGGTTGGTTTTTGAAAGCGGTTACTGGTGTTGGTGGTATGGAAGGGTTAAAACAAATGCTATTTGGTAGCCTTTTCAAGTTGGGAGCAGGAAAAGGGTTGTTGGGATTATTAGCAGGAGGTACTGCTGTGGTCACTTCTGCTGCTATCGCAGCGTTTTTGGGATTTAATATAGGAAGAGAAATCAGAAAATGGTTTGATGAGGCAGACGATAGAAAAAAGGCAAGAGAAGAAGCAAGATTGATGAATGATTTGGGTGATTACTCATTAAGAGTCAAGGCGGACACAGAACAAGAAACGTTGGGTCGTAGTTTGGCGTATGATTTAAGAAGCCTAGTTGATAGTGGAGATATAAAAAAAGCAAAACGTGTTTTGTCTGCACGTGCGTTAGAAATTAAAGACGAGGACGAAAGAAAAAAAGTATTAACTTCTGGATCGAGTTTTATTAATATAGAGAAGGCGAGGTTGATAGGCAAGAAAAAACGTCTGATGTCCGCGCAAGATGCAGGTACGCTGTTTTTTGATTCTGCTCGTAAAAAAGAATTAGCAGCAGAAGTAGAGACGTTAAAGAAAGAAGCCCCGATAGAGGTTACTGAAAAACAAGGAATTGACGATTACATTAAATACCAATTAGAAAAAACTATTTTCAATAATGATCTTTTCGACCAATTCAATAAAGGCGCAATTGGGAGTGTCTTTGAGCCGAAGTTTAAGAAATCAACTACCGGGGAGCGTGATCAACGAACCCTAGAAATATCAAATAAAACAGATAAGTTTAGGGCCTATTTAGATAAATTGGGTCCACCTGAATTGCTATACTTAAGAGACACAATACCCCAAAGATTTGAACAAAGTGGTATGTTTAAAACATTCGTAGAAAGTCAGATGAAGGGCAAGGAAGTGACAGGTGTGCGTTTTAGAAAAGTAGGACAGAAAGGAGAGGAAAGTTGGAAATACATGGAGGATTTAAATGACATGGAAAAATTAAAGGGGCAATTCCTAACTATGGTCAATGAGCACGTTTCGTCTAGGGTACTGAAAAAAGAAAGGGACTTCACCAAAGAAGAAAAAATAGAAGCATACCAAAAGTTTTTGAGAAAATACCCTAATTCAGGGGCAGCGCAATTACCAGAATATTTATTACCGAAAAAAGATGCTGAATTAACACCAGGCGGTAGCGAGACATTAGAAGAAGATCCTAAAAAGTCAGCTTACGAAGGCGCACGTATTACTGTGCATGATGGGGAAGCGGTTTTATCTAGGGTAGGTACACCAGAATCTAAGAAATGGGTCAAGTTGTTTGTAAACGAAGTCAAGGACATGCTAAATGGCAAGGATGATGGAGTTGGAGCAATGAAGGATGTGGATGACAAAATGGATAGAACAATGGAATTATCTCAAGCTAATCTACAGATAACTTCTCAGGGATTAGGTGGGGTGGTATCTGCTATTAAAAATTCTCACGATAGTATAAGTAGAAAGGTGGCTAGCATAACAGAAGAATCGTATAACTTAAAGGACGTTAGACATGGCTGATCTATTAGGATTAGGTGCAGGGTTAATTAAAGGGTTGTTTAGTGGCAACGCAAGGTTGGGAGATACCTTCTTGCCTAACAACGACCTTTTGACTGAATATGGCATCACAGACAGTAATAATCTATTCTCTGTGAATCTCCAAGCATTCAAACCGCCAGTTATTTCAGTCAAGAAAACAAAGGGGGGGAGTGAAGTCAACCCGGAGTCCACCCCTACGCCATTAAAGACGTTTGATGTTTTGTATAGTGGCCAAAACTTAAAAATAGACCATAATCACAAATTCGATACAAGTCAACTAGGTTCTATCGTCAATAAATTTTTCAATGAAGAAGTTGCTTGGGGTTTTAAAGGTAAAGACATAGCAGCGCAATTCGCAGAGGCAGCTAAATTATTTAAAGAGGGGGACCAGAATATTGAAGCGAAATTGGATTGGAATACCTTTTCTTCTGTAGACGTTGCCAAGGCATACAAAGGTTCTACGCCACCAAGCATCACCATCAATTTCACCTTACTTGCATCAAAAGACCCTCTTAGAGAAGTGGTATTGCCATGTTTAGCGTTGACATACCTTTCGTATCCTAGACTAAGTGACGATTCTCTTCTTTCGACGATAGTTAGTCTTGCGACTGCAGCGGGAGATGGAGCAGCGTCT